TATCAGGTGGGTACCAGCTACCCCCAAGCGGTACCTCAGGCAGCCCCCAGCTACCAATCAGCCCCTACTCAGTACGCCCCCCAATCCCAACCGACGGAATCGGCGGCGAATCCATGGGAATCGGCGTTCAACAAGGTAGTGAATCTGCTGAGCGCACCAGTCCAATCCCCGTTCCAGGGTCAACCGTCAACTCCGCCGACAGCGTATACCCCGGCGAATTACGGTCAGTACAGCAACCAAGTTACGCCACAATCGGGGACGCAGACCTCGTATCCCAGCCAGGCTTACTCGCCCAACTCTTCCCAAACCTCCTCCAATCCATCCTTGGAGCAGATCGCGGATTACCTGGGAATGAGCCAGGACAGCCGCTACGTGATGGACTCGTTCGGGGTGGAAGCTCCGGCTCTGCTGAACAACTACGCTCTAAACCTGGAGCAAATGCTGGACAGCGCCGTCGCGTGGGGAAACCGCGCCGCTAATACCATCCAGGGTTACGCTAACTTCGCTGTTAACGAACATCAAGAGAATCTTGCCTACAACGAGATCCTTACCAATCCCGATGTTCTGAGCGATTACACCCTCAAGTTCTTTGGTCCTGAAGGCCCATATCCTGTTTACGAAAATGAACAGGAACTTGAGACGCGTGGTTATCCGACTCAAGCTTTAACTCAACCGCAGTTTACAAATCTTCCTGCACCCCCTACCGCAGCTGCTCCCCAAGCACCTGAGAACTTCTGGGGCACATTTAGTGAAGTAATGACGCGTGATCCCCAGAACGCCTGGCGCGTACTGAATCAAGCTCAACCTCAAACTGTGGCAAACAAACTGTTTGTAATGGAGTGATGCCATGCGTGGCGCTCTTAAATATGGCGTACCTATTGCTGCTGGCTTAGCCACGGGCGGGTACGCCCTTTCTCAAGGTGAAGATCCAGGTTCTGCAATTCTTGCTGGCGCTGCAGGTGGCCTGGGTGGTGCAGCTGGCTTGCTTGGCGCACGTGCCCTAGCCGGAAAATATGCACCTAATTTACGCGAAGCAGCCGAAACACATTTAACTGGTACACGCGAAGATCCACGAGGTATTGGCGCAGTTTTATCAGAAGCACGCAAGCGTATTCCAGCTGAACGCAGTGAAGGATTGCGTGCAAAAACAGTTGAAGCCATTGCAAATAAAACAGCAGGTGCTTTAACTGGTGCAACTGATCCCCGTGGCTTAGGTAAATTAATGGCGGCAGGTTTAGTTCCGGGTGCGGCACTTACCGCTGGCCTTGGCGGTGTTGCCCTTGGTGCTATTCCTGGCTCCATGGGTGTACCAGGTTTTGCGCAAGGTGGTCCTGTTGATCCCGAATCTTACGGCTCCAGCAATTCCCCTGGTGCTCGCTATAAAGCACCTACAATGCAGTACGTGTGACATTTAAGTTCACTACCTGCTAAAATTTGTGTTAGATAAGACACATGTGTCTTTATCTTTCACCCGATAAAACACTGACACTGGAGGATAAACCAAAGTGTTCATTGATAGCTAGCTCAGTCCCGGCATTCTGAGCACTCGCGTTGTCACCTTATCGAGTAATTGATAAGTGCAAACCGGATGAATTCAGGGAAACCCTAACGTAAAGGCGAGGGCAATCCTGAGCGAAGTCAATCAAGCGTGATTGAAACGTGCAGAGACTACTGGGTGTAACACGATCTTGTTACATAAAACCAGATTAAGCGTCCGGCATCCCACTGGGATGAAGAGATAGTCCAACCCTCTAAGAAACTAGAGATCAGGTGAACGATTTTCCAAAAATCTTAGGTGCAGAGCTTTACCGGCCTCACCCCGCCTATATTGCCGAGATGGCTGTTGAGCCTGTTGTTGTTCACGATTTTACTCGTCAACCAGGCCAAACAGTTCAGTTAGACCGTTGAATTTGTAGCGGTCTTTAAATCCTGTGAATTGCTGGAAACCCTTCAATGCGTTAGCATCGGGCAATCAGCAGCCAAGCCGCCCAGAAATGGTCGGAAGGTCCAACGACTACCCTTGGTTACACAGTGAACCTTTCCTTTTCCAAAGCTTGTACCCTGGGTGACGGGTGCCTGGGATACCCAAAAGGTAAAAACACTTGTTATTTATCTTTTACCCATTCAGAAAAACAAAAAAGTTTTCTTGAGTGGAAGATGTCTAGAGTCAATCAAGAACTCGGGACCAACGGAAAAGTTACTTCAAGAAAGGTTTACGACAGGCGCACATTGAAAACTTATGATTCTTGTCAGTCCATGGTAACCAGCAAGTTGTTGGTTCCCTTGAGAGAAGAGCTTTACCCTCATGGTAAAAAGTATTTTTCTCAAGAATATTTAAATGGCCTTGACCTTGAAGCTTTAGCTGTTTTTTGGATGGATGATGGTTGTGTAGTAAAAGCTAATAATGTTGGCTTGCTTGCAACGTATTGTTCGGAAAAGGAAGCAAGACATATTGCATCCTGGATACATGATCTAACTAATCTCACTCCAAGACTTTATTTGGATCGTAAACACTATCGCTTAAGAATCTTAAGTGGAGATATGCCTAAGTTTGTAACGTTGTTACGACCCCATATGCATTCAACGTTGCAACACAAAGTAACCCTGCGTTACAAAAACAGAACTAAGAATTCTGAAATCTACGCAGCGAGTCTTAACATTGCTTTTGCAGATGAAGACGATAAGAGGGCACGAGCGCAGGACAAACAATCATAAATTGTTTGATGATATAGTCTGAGCTTGCGGGATGATAAACCGTAAGAACCAAAGGATAAAGAGCCTTTGGGATAACATTTGTACAAGTTCTGGGGTACCCCTGGTACCAAGGACAGCCGTGAGCGTATTGCTGATCAAACGATTGGTACCGCTAACAGCCGGAACATTACAAAAGAAAAAGTTCTGGTTGTTCTTAAAGAGTTGACATCCGTCATCACCAGCTTTTTTACTGGTGCTCCGGTAAGCTCCTTCGCGGCGTAATCCGCGTCGAAAACGGGGTGAATTGCTGGAAACCCACCAACCAGTATCTCAAGAGCTATACTGGTCGGGCAATCAGCAGCCAAGCTACTTAGTAATAAGTAGAAGGTTCAACGACTAACGCTGTCGACCCCATAAAGTCGACCTCAACAGAACTGGAAATGTTTCAGATTGGTTGAGCGAGTCCTACTTCTGATATTGAAAAGGACGATAAGGCGACACGAGTGCCCCGCACCCGAATCAATGAAATTGAAGGGTGATGATATAGTCTGAACTACATCAATGGTAAAGATGTAGAACCAAAAGATAAAGAACTTTTGGGATAACAGCTTGATACCGGCCCTGCCGATCCGGGCGATCCGACTCAGCCCAGCACATTCAAGATTGCTCGCGAAACTCTGGTTACTGCTCAGCGCCTGCTGCTGGACACCGGTAACCTGAATATGTTCCACCAGTCGATCGGTAGCCTGACGCTGCTTGACGACTATCGCCGGTGGCGCGACCGTGTGTTCATCGACGAACTGTCCAAAGCTGAAGCTAACGGTGCCGCTTCTACCACCCAAGGCGGTTACTACTTCGCTGGTGCTAAGACCAAAGACTCCTCTGGTCGTGTTTCTTACACTTCCACTGAGTATACTGCTGATCTCCAGCAGTTCTCTGTTCGCACTGACCTCCTGACTGTTGTTAAGGATCTGCGCAAGCGTAACGTTCCGACCTATGCCGATGGTCTGTATCGTTGCACCTGCGATCCTACTTTCATGATGCACCTGCGTCGTGATCCTGATTTCCGTGAGATTGCTCGCTACGCTGGTAATCCTGGCCAAGGCATGTACATGGGTAATCCCATGCTGCCTAACAACGCTAGCTTCTTCCAGGGTCCCCAGGCCGGTCAAGCTTACTTCCTGGCTGGTGAACCTGTGATGCCTACTGGCGTCCAGTTTGAAGGTGTGAAGTTCTTCGAGTCGACCAACTTCCCGACCAAGAACATCACCACTTCGTTTGACGGTGGTTCTACATATGCTTCCAAGGAAGTTGCCCAGGGTTACTTCTTTGGTCCTCAGGCAATCGGCGTGGGTATCGGTGGTCCGAACGCCCAAGTGCTCATCAACAACAACGATGACTTCAGCCGTTTTATCATCCTGATTTGGCAACTGTACGCTGGTTTTGAAATCCTGAATAAGGATTTTGTTACCACTGCGTTCAGCTATGTTCAAGATGACGGCACCGTCTGATAATTAATAACAAACATCCAACAAAAGGAAAAATAAATGACTTATTTGTCTGCTAAGAAAATCTACCCAGGCAACTGGGCTGAACCCCTGAACGGCTGGTACAAGAACATTGATGCCACTACAGAAGGCGGTTCTTCCCTCGATAGCGCTCTGGGTGGCCCCACTTCCGTTCTTGCTGTTCCTGGCTATCGCTACTTCCAACAGCGTGGTTATGTCCCCGTGACAACCACTTCTGGTGCTGGTGCGGTCGCCTCTGCTGCTGTGATTGTTCCCTCGCCTTATCGCCAGGATGACACTCGTCCTGACATCACTGGCATGGTGATCTCTGGTAGCAGCACCCTGCCTGCTTACGTGTATCGCACTGCAGTTTCGGTTGCCTCTGGTTGGGGCGATGGCCGTGTTGCCTCTGGTATTTACGCTGCTACCGGTAACGTTCTGTCCTTTGGTCGTAGCAATGGTGGTAGCCCCACTGCTGCTTCCGGCGTTGGTGAGAGCGTTATCCAGGCCAACCTGACTTCCACCACCTCTGGTACTCAGGCTGGCGAAATCTTCTTCGCTGGTGGTTCTGCCGCTTATGGCACCAACCCGTTCCTGACCGCTACCGGTGCCGCTGGTGTGACTAACACCAATGTGTACTACAGCGCCACTGCTGCTACTACCCTGCGTGTGTTTGCCAAGGGTGCTGCTAACGACACTGCTACCTCTGGTGGTTTCTATATCTCCAGTGGTGATGCATCTGCTGGCCGCACTGGTTACTTCGTTGTTGAAGTGTGCTACATCCAACCCGATGTTGCCCCTGGCTACGAAGATATCGATGGCTACCTGCTTGGTCGCACAGTCAGCTGAATAGGTTAAACTAGGACCAGTTACTGTTTCTGGTCCTTATGCTTTACCAGCACACAAAAACCAAGGCTCGCGTTAAGGTAATCAGTGAGTTTGATAATGGCGATTGGTTTATGGTCGAAGATCAAGACGGTCGCCTTT